CCTTGCGCCAATTCACCACTTTCAACACGGTCGTCGAGCTCGCCCTGCTTGAAATCTTTCCTTTTGTCGCCGCGTGTTTGACACACGAACGACAGTACGTGGATGGATGCTGGGGCTCATGCTGCGGATTCACACGACCCAACAGCATTGTTCGCCGCTATCCTGTCAGCATTAAGCTTGAGGACGGCAGCAAAGTTGACCGCTATTATGTGGGATCGAACACTGAGATTGAGCAAGACGGAGAGGCCATCTACGATGCTGTTACAGCGTTGGGCCTCGACGGTGATGTCAAGTGTTGCTACGACCCTCATGCTGACCAGACGGCGGACCCCCTCGCTGTAAAATTCGGCGCCAGTCCGTTCGAGCCGATCTTTTGGGCAAACACCGTGTACAATGGCAAGCTGGCCATTGATGAGCGGATCGTGAAGCCTGAGGTCCCGATGACCATTGATGAGGATCAGGAGAAGGAGCTCATTGCGATTGTGAACGCTTTCGTCACAAAGTTTCGCAACAGCAAGCTCGTACCCGAAATCCTTATGGCTCTCCTGTTCATTGACTACAAGTCCAAGAAGTGGACTGAAGCAAGAGCGATCAAGGCCCTTCGAGACTTGTGCGAGAGGTACTCACCCGGCTACAAGTTCAAGGGCAAGGTCAAGCTCGAACCAGGGAAGAACGGGAAGCCACCCCGCCTGATCATCAGTGACCAGGACGCGGGCCAGGTCATGGCCTGGATGGTTATTGGATTGCTTGAACGCTACATCTTCGCAACCTACACAAAGCGATCCATCAAGAACATGAGCAAGAAGACCCGTATGAAGAAACTCGCAGAAGATTTCCACCTTGACAAACACGGACAGTCAGGTGAATTCGTGGAGCGGGTCCTTGCTTGCATTTTGGAGAATGATGGGAGCGCGTGGGATGCGTGTATGCGTGCCCGACTGCGGAAATTGGTGGAGGAGCCGTTCATTGAGGCAGCAACGCAGATGGTTAGCGAGTACATTGTGCCCGCTTCCATGTATGCCGAAGAACACCTCCAGTCAACGAAAGGCAAGACCCTCACTTTGAGGTTCCCAGTCGGAATGCGTGACTTGCGCCACAACGATCCCGAGAACGCAGAGATCGAGCCTGGTGTCACCCTTTACGATTACTACGCTTTGCGGAAGGACGTCCGCATAAAGATCGACGCCATCAGACGCTCCGGACATCGCGGCACCAGCATCCTTAATTGGATTGCTAACCACATCCTATGGGTGTGGGTCTTGTTCGGAGGCAAGGGCGTTGTCTTTTCTCATGAAGAGAAGAAGCGTTGTATTGACATTTTCGGGGCTGACCGCCGGGTTCTCTTCTGCTTTGAAGGAGATGATAGCATTCTTGTTTGCTCCGGCAGCTTCACAGACGACCAGA